AGTTATTCAGGGTGCTAAAACAGAGTCTGTTCCTCTTGGAGAACTTAAAAAGTTAGCTGAAGACAGAATGTTGTTATTCGACGAAGACTTGATGGTTTTTACTATGGGAAACTGTATAACTATAGAAGACACAAACGGTAATCGAAAGTTATTAAAGAAACGAAACGACGCAAAGATTGATAATGTATCAGCGATGATGGACGCTTATGTCGCTTACAAACTCAATCCTGATGCGTTTGAATAGGTAGAGATATGGAACAAAGTTATTATACTACGCCTATGAGATCGGACGAACTATATCATTATGGCGTTCTTGGAATGAAATGGGGAGTTCGTAGAGCCAGAAAGTTGCAATCTAAAGGCCGAATCGATAAGGCTAATAGAGTATTAAATTCTACCGCTACGAAAGCCCATAAAAAGTTATATCGACTCGATAAGAAAGTTGATAAACGCCAGTCCAAAGCTATTAAGTATAGACAGAAGGCTGATAGATATACGTATGGTCTTTTTGGTAATCAGAAAAAAGCAGCGAAGTATAGCTTCAAATCTTCCAGAAAACAGTTTAAGGCTAATCGAAAAGCTCAGAAGGCTTTAAAATGGCTTGATAATATGGATAAGTACTTTAAGAATACCAGCGTTAATAAGATAAATCCTGATGTTAAAAGACTTAGAAAGAAATACGATAACATGATGAAAATGCGGTCTCAAATGGCTATGTAGGAGATATTTATGGGAACTTTTTATCAACCAGCTCCAAGGTCAGATGAATTGTACCATTTTTTGTACAAACGAAAATACAGAGGTCCGTCCGGTAAATGGATTTACGTGTATCAGGACGACTCGTTATCTGACCGAGGGACTGTGACGTATAAAAACAAGTATACAACGCAAAATGGAACTCCGATATATGAACGTACGCATTACACAACTAATCCTAGAAAATTTCTAAATTCTGAAACGCATACTGTTACAGCTTCTACCAATAAGAAAGGCGAGGCTAAAGTTGTGGATGAGAAAACTGTAGAGTATGGACGAATTCATATGTCTACTATGAACTTCAAGAGAAAACTAGCACCTGATCCTCACGGAGAGTGGGAAGGCGCTAAGAAATTCGGTAAGTGGCTAAAGAAAACTGGTATAGCCGGTTACAAATTAGGAAAGAAAGTTGTGAGAGACATCGCTAATTCTGATCAGTACAAGTCAGCGAAGCGAGCATACAAGCGCTCATATAGAAGAAGTCAAAATGGACGATACGGCGGGTCAACACACTATGATCCGTATAGGTGATTTTTATGAACAATTCTTATTATTCAACTCCTCTTAGAACTGATGAACTATATCATTACGGCGTTCTTGGTATGAAGTGGGGTCAACATAGAGCGGCCAAACGTGGCGGTACGTATACTTATAAAAGTTGGGGTACTAAACGAAACGAATTTAAATCTGCTCGTGTAGCTAAAAAACTTGCCAGTCCTCATGGAGTACGTAGAACTGCTAAACTTGAACGAATGAAGTTTAAGTATGACCGTCGAGCTAAAATATCAAGAGACTTAGACAAAAGAGAGCAGGATTACTCTAAACCAGGTTCTATAAAAGGTGTTATAGGCGGACGTCTAGCTGTTAGTGCTTTAACCTATGGTTCGGCTGCTTATAAGTCGAAACACCATCAATTAGCTACAGCCATGGTTAGTAGAAATGCTAACAAATCTGTTAGTGAGCTTAATGGTAAAGAAAAACTTAAAGCCATTATTGCGGGTTCTGCTTTCGCTATGACTATCGGAGGTAGAGGCGCAAAAGCGTTCTATATTCGAGGCGGAGAACGTAAAGCTGTTGAAGAGAATTTCGGCACTCGAAAAGAGCGTAGACAGCTTATAAAACTCGATAAAGCCGCTACTAAAGCTGAGCGTCGAGAAAACAAGCTTGAGAAGAAGATGATTAAAACCGATGATAGAGTTAATCGTTTAGACGATAAGACCATGGCCGACGCTAAGAAGTACAACAATCCATATCGTAATCAGCGTAATCTGCAGAAACAATTTAAAGCGATGGATAAGGCTGATAAAGCTATGGATAAGTATATTGATGCTGGAGATGAAGCCAGACGTTTACGTAATGAATACAACACTAAATCCGAAGAACTGAAACGTCGCCGTTCAAAGTAAACGAGGTAAAAATTCAAAATGCCTAAATTTACATCAAGATTAAAACACGCTTGGAACGCGTTCATGAATCGCGATCCAACATCCACGCCTAATTATGGTAATTATTCTTATGGCGGATACGCTTCGGCGATTCGACCTGATAGGATGCGGTTCACAAGAGGTAATGAGCGGACTATCGTTACATCTATTTACAATAGAATCGCTATAGATGTTGCAGCTATTAAGATTGAGCACGCTAAGCTGGATGATAATGGCCGATATAGTGAGCGTATTGACTCTGGTCTTAATAGCTGTTTAACTCTTGAAGCTAACCAGGATCAAACAGGACGAGCTTTTATACAGGATGTTGTAATGTCGATGTTCGATGAAGGCTGTGTAGCTATCGTACCAGTCGATACTACTATGAGTCCTATAAATTCCAACGCTTATGACATTAAATCTCTCCGAGTAGGACAGATTCTTGAATGGTTCCCTCAACATATACGAGTGAGGGTGTACAACGAGAAGAATGGACGAAAAGAAGATTTATTATTGCCTAAGTCTATGGTGGCTATCGTAGAGAATCCTCTTTATGCGACAATGAACGAACCGAACTCGATGCTTCAGCGTCTTAAAAGAAAGCTGGCGTTGCTCGATTCGGTCGATGAGCAGACAAGTTCTGGCAAGTTAGATTTGATTATACAGTTACCGTATGTTATCAAGAACGATGCCAGACGTAAACAGGCTGAAGCTAGACGTTCTCAGATTGAAGAACAGCTTGCCGGTTCTAAGTATGGTATAGCATATACTGATGGAACCGAAAAGATTACTCAGCTTAATCGCTCCGTAGAGAATAACTTACTTAAACAGATTGAATATTTGACTAACATAGTCTACAGTCAGCTCGGTCTGACGGCAGCGGTGTTTGACGGTTCTGCTGATGAGAAGACGATGCTGAATTATTACAATCGAACAATCGAACCAGTCATCTCAGCTATTACAGATGAGATGAAACGAAAGTTCTTAACTAAGACCGCCCGTACTCAAGGACAGTCTATTGTTTTCTTTAGAGACCCGTTCAGACTTGTTCCTGTTAACGATTTAGCAGAACTTGCCGATAAGTTTACAAGAAACGAAATCGTTACTTCTAACGAATTCAGACAGATACTTGGCTATAAACCAAGTAGTGATCCGAGAGCTGACGAACTTAGAAATAAGAATCTTAACGAGCCGGATGGCGGAAGACAAGAGTTCGAACCAGAACAGGAGTACGAAGACGGTTATTAAGATTCAGAAAGGAAAATTCAAAATGGCTACCAGTTATGACTTTGGTGGTTATGCTACACGGTATAACATTAAGTGTTCCGATGGCAGAACGATTCGAAAGAATGCGTTCTCTGACCAGGATGGACAGATTGTACCGCTTGTTTATCAGCACGACCACAATAATCCGGCTAATGTTGTCGGACACTGTCTTATGGAGAGCAAGGATGATGGCATGTATGCCTACGGCTCTTTCAATGACACCGAATTAGGAAACATTAGTAAAAAATTAGTACAGCATGGTGATATTCGCTCTCTTTCTATTTACGCTAACAAACTTAAGCAGAAAGCTGGAGATGTTTTGCACGGCTCAATCAGAGAAGTTAGTCTGGTTCTCAGCCCTGCTAATCCCGGAGCGGTTATCGATTATCCTATTTTGGAACATGACGATGAAGAACCTACTGAATGCGTTATCTATTCTGGTGAGGAGATTGCTCTGATTCATTCTGATGATACAGATGACATGCAGGAAGAAACAGAAGAGATCATCCAGCACGCAAAAGAAGAGTATAAGAAAGAGGAGAAAGAACCCGTGGCAGATAAAGAGAAGACCATCGGCGATGTATTCGACGAATTAACAGAGGAACAGAAGAAAGTAGTATATTTTATGATCGGCCAGGCTCTTGAAGAGAAGGGCGGCGATGACGAAGAAGAAGATTCCGAAGGAGGAAGTGAAGACATGAAGCACAACGTATTCGAGAACGACAATGATGTTTTACAGCACGGCGGCATCGATTTCGATGAGATGATGAGAGACGCTAAGAGACTCGGATCTCTGAAGGAAGCATACCTCCAGCATGCTGATGACGATAACCTTGATGATATCGGCACAGACAATCTTACTTATGGTATCGGTAATGTAGACTACCTTTTCCCGGATGCTCGTGCTCTTACCAATACTCCAGAGTTTATTAAGAGAGAACAGGATTGGGTTCAGGTTGTTATGAACGGTACTCATCATACTCCTTTCTCACGGATCAAGTCTCTGTTTGCTGATATCACAGCAGACGAAGCAAGGGCTAAGGGTTACACCAAAGGTAAGCAGAAGATTGAAGAGGTTTTCGGCCTGCTTAAGAGAACCACTACTCCTACAACCGTATACAAGAAGCAGAAGATGGACCGGGACGATGTAATTGATATTACAGATTTCGATGTAATCGCTTGGCTTAAGTCTGAGATGAGAATGATGCTTGACGAGGAAATCGCACGGGCTATCCTCGTTGGAGATGGACGTTCTCCGGCATCTGATGATAAGATCAACGAGCAGAACATCCGCCCGATCTATGGTGATGACGATTTCTTTGCTCCTCATTACGAGGTAACTCGCGGTGCTGATGCTGACGCAACAGCTAAGAACTTTATCCGTAAGGCTGTTAAGTGCCGTAAGGACTATAAGGGTTCCGGCAATCCTACTCTGTTTACTACAGAAGACATGCTTACTGATATGCTTCTGCTTGAAGACGATATCGGACATAAACTGTACAAGTCTGAGGCAGAGTTGGCTACAGCACTCCGTGTAACAAAGATCGTTACTGTTCCGGTTATGGAGAACCAGGTAACAAACAACAAGACTCTTCTTGGTATCATTGTCAACCTGGCTGATTACAACGTTGGTGCTGATAAGGGCGGCGCTGTAAGTATGTTCGACGACTTCGATATCGACTACAACCAGCAGAAATACCTGATTGAGACTCGTTGCTCCGGCGCTCTGATCAAGCCGAAGTCTGCCATGATCCTCGAGATTACTAACGCGTAAACAGATTTCAAAATGACTTCAATAGAAAGTAGAGTGAGCATATGAGTATTAGAAAAGAATTGTTAGCTAAATACGCTAAAAATAGAGGAGAGTTTAACGTTGCTGAACATTATAACGATCCTTATAGTACTTCGTATTTATTAAACGAAGCCGTTTTTAGCGATTCAGATAAATCTTTATGGTTGTTTAAGTTAAGTACTGATCCACAAGATTATTGTATCACTAATGATAGAATTACGGGTACAATCTCTATGACCAAACCAAATGATAATTATTATGGTCATGTTGGTTCTATATCTATTGTAGGTGAAGTTGATAATCCTGGTTCCAACGGCGCTTGGTATGCCGAAATTAATAATAACCAAGTTATGTTAGAAAAAGACGATAATTCTCATTATAACATCAACGTCATATTTTATGATGATGAACGCGATTTGAAAAATCTTTCTTCGATTTTTCCTGATAGTCCGTACATACCGGTTAGCGTTAAGAAAATTGGATATCTTTTAAATATATATAGACTGGCTAATAGTGTTCGTACTATTTTTTACGCTTTGGACCTTAGCAGATTAACGTTCAAATATAACTAACATTAACCATGAAATATTTCGGTTTAATTGGTTTTAGAGAAACCAGAGAAACGTCACCAGATGTTCACACTAGCGAAATAGTGGAATATCCCTATTACGGGGATGTTCTTAGCAATGGTAGACGCTTCTCTGGCGGATCTGAAGTGAATGAAAACGTTGTAATTAATAATCGCATCTCTATTGTTGCGGATCCGTATGCCAGAACTCATTTTTGGAATATGGTATATATTACATGGCAGAATGCCAAATGGGTTGTATCCGAAGTTACAGAAGAGTATCCGCGTTTAATTATAGGATTAGGAGGTTTATATAATGCTTCCGAACAGACTTGAGCTTCGAGAAAAACTTCGAGTTATTCTCGGTAATAATAACACGTATTTTCAGCCTCCTGAAAACGTGAAGATGTCCTATCCATGCGCAGTATATTCTTTTGAAGACATTTTGCAGAGATATGCCAATAATAAAGTTTATCAATACGATAGACGATACACGATTACTTTCATTTCTCATGATCCGGATAATTTATATTATGAGGGCATGATCGATAACTTCGACCATGTCGAGTTTGATAGACGATATGTTGCTGACAATCTCTATCACGATGTTTTTACAGTTTATTTTTAGGAGGATTAAATTATGGCTAGACTTGTATGGGATGCTGCTGGTGAAAAATATTTTGAGACCGGTACTAAGATGGGTGTGCTGTATGTGCAGGACCCCACAACAGGACAGTATGGCGCAGGAATTGCCTGGAATGGTCTTACAGGCTTTACTGAGAGCCCTACCGGTGCAGAACCCAATAAGATGTATGCAGATGATATTTTATACGCAAACTTAAGAAGTGCCGAAGAGCTGGAAGGATCACTCACAGCTTACACATATCCGGACGAGTTCGCAGAGTGCGACGGATCTGCCGCAGCTGTTGATGGCGTTTTCGTTGGACAGCAGACACGTAAGACATTCGCTCTGTGCTACCGTACACAGATCGGTAATGATGTAACAAACGATATCGGTTACAAGATTCATATTATCTATGGTGCTTCTGCTTCTCCGTCCGAGAAGGCTTATGCAACTATTAACGATTCTCCGGAAGGTATCGAGTTCAGCTGGGATCTTACTACAACTCCGGTTAACGTTGCTGATGTTGACGGTCATTCCTTCAAACCTACAGCTTCTATCGTTATTGATTCCCGGAAATTTACAACAGATGGTGCTAAGGCCAAACTCAAGACTGTTGAGGACACCTTATATGGCAGCGATAACTCTGAAGCATCATTAATGCTTCCAGACGCTATTATCGCAGCTCTTAAGTAGCTCTCTATACACCTCACGCCGAGCTTCCTTAATTGGAGGCTCGGTCTCTCTTTGAAAGGAGTTAACTATGTACAAAATCAATATTAAGTATACCGACTATAATGGCAATGAAAAAGCTGAAGATTTTTTCTTTCACTTAAACAAAGCTGAGATTATGGAATGGGAATTCTCCGAGGTTGGCGGCCTGAAGGCTAAGATTGAGCGTATTATCGCTAGTCAGTCCGTTCCGGAGATTGCAGATTTGTTCAAAGAAATCATTACAAAATCATACGGAGTTAAAGATCCTTCCGGAAAGCGTTTTATCAAGAACCAGGAAGTTCTCGATGAATTCGTTCAGTCAGAAGCTTATTCAGAGCTTTATATGCTGCTTGCTACTGACTCTGATGCCGCAACAAAGTTTGTAAACGGCGTCATTCCAAAACCTGAAGTTGAAAACAAGTAAGGACTGATAGAATTGCTGCTTCTTAAGATTCCTAAATCTGAATACTATGACGAAGCAAAGAACGAGTTTGTCACTATTAACGAACAAACGCTTAAGCTCGAGCATTCGCTGATTTCTATTTCAAAATGGGAGTCTAAATACTGTAAACCATTCTTATCAAAAGAGCCTAAAACAGTAGAAGAAACTCTCTATTACATAGAATGTATGAATACTAATTCTCGTTCAGACCCGAACATATATTTGTGTATTAATAACGACATGATGGACGAGATTAATAAGTACATAGAAGCTCCGATGACTGCCACGACCGTTAATTATCCTGGTAGAGGTAGAGGTAAGCAGGAGCAATTGACATCAGAACTTATATATTACTATATGATAGAAGCCGGAGTTCCTATTGAATTGGAAAAATGGCATTTAAATCGACTATTGATATTACTTCAAGTCATTGGCATTAAGCGTGATACTCATAGTAAGAAGATGCCGAAAGGACAGGTTATGAGAAACAACGCTTCTTTGAACGCTGCCAGACGTAGAGCTATGCATTCGAAAGGATAGTGTCATGGTCACTTTTAAAAGTAGCGGTAATTTCTCTAAAACAGACGGATATTTTAAGAAACTGTTGAAAATGGATTTAGACAGTATTCTTGTAGAGTGTGCTGAAAAAGGAGTTGTCGCTTTAGAAGGAGCCACACCAAGACGTACAGGACTCACAGCTACTTCTTGGTCATATGAAATAGAACGAACTGCTGATTCTATTGTTATAACCTGGACAAATTCCAATTTCAACAAAGGCGTGCCGGTAGCCTTGATGATACAGTACGGTCACGGCACCGGTACTGGTGGATACGTCGCAGGTATTGACTACATAAATCCGGCAATGAAACCTATATTTGAAGAGATAGAGCAACGAGTTATGAGGGAGGTGAACGCCTAAATGAGCACGACTGTTGATAATAAAGTTGTTAAGATGCAGTTCGACAACAAACAGTTCGAACAGGGCGTATCTCAGAGTTTATCTACGCTTGATAAGTTGAAAGCTGCGTTAAAGTTTGAAAAAGCGGATACTGGAATAAAGACTCTTGGTAATGCTATCAACAAAACGTCTTTTTCCGGTTTAGAAAACGGTATTTTAAAAGTTGAAGCTCGTTTTTCAGCTTTAAACGCAGTGGCGTTCACCGTTCTTCAGGACATGACTCGTTCTGCTGTAAACGCTGGTAAAAATATTGTTAACGCCTTAGCTATCGACCCTGTGAAAACAGGTTTTCAAGAGTACGAGACTCAGATGAACGCTATTCAGACGATCCTGGCGAACACAGAATCCAAAGGTTCTACTCTTGAGGATGTTAACAAAGCGTTAAACGAGCTCAACACCTATGCTGATAAAACTATATACAATTTTACGGAGATGACCCGTAATATTGGTACATTTACGGCAGCAGGTGTAGGGCTCGAAACAGCTACAAAATCTATTCAAGGTATCGCTAACTTGGCTGCAATCTCGGGTTCAACCTCACAGCAAGCCAGTACAGCAATGTATCAGCTTTCTCAGGCGTTGGCTTCCGGTACTGTAAAACTTCAGGACTGGAACTCTGTTGTTAATGCCGGTATGGGTGGCGAAGTATTTCAAAATGCCTTGAAACGTACCGCCACAGCGATGGGCACAAACGTCGATGAGCTGATTAAAAAGTACGGTTCATTCAGAGAATCGTTAACTCAGGGTAATTGGCTGACAACAGAGGTCTTAACTAACACCTTGAATCAGTTTGCTGGTGTTTACAGTAAAGCCGAACTTATTGAACAGGGCTATACCGAGAAGCAGGCTAATGATATTTTAAAGTTGGCTAAAACTGCCGAAGATGCCGCAACTAAAGTAAAGACTGTAACGCAGTTATGGGATACTTTAAAAGAAGCCGCTCAGTCTGGATGGACTCAGTCATGGCAGATATTAGTCGGCGACTTTGAAGAAGCTAAAACACTTCTTAGCGGTATTTCTGATTCTGTTGGAGCTATCATCAACGAGCAGTCCGACATGCGTAATAAGCTGTTAAGACAGGCTTTTGGTGAACACGTCGTCGACAGTGAGCGATGGACTTCTACGATGAAGTCTATATATGGCGAACATTCCAAGGCTTCTCAGGATTGGATCGGTGCTTTAACAGCTTCAGCTAAGCAGTATGATGTTAACCTTGCTCAGATGATTCAGGAGACTGGTTCTTTTGAGGAAGCACTGGATAAAGGATTTCTTAACAAGAAAGTTCTAGAAGGTGCTCTCAAGTTTAACAAGAGCCTTACTGATACCGCTAAAGATTCCAAAGAAGCTGTAAAGAATCAGCACGCATTGAGAGATGCTGTAAACGGATATTTGAAGAGTGGTAAGTCTGGCACTGAGATGCTCGAAGGCTTGTCTAAGAAAGGATACAGTTCTGCTCAGGTTCTGTCGAATTTAGCAGGTAAACTTCGAAATTCTGGAACATCTTTAGCTGATTTTGGAAGCGGTACTAAGAAAGTTAAAGGGTATACCGAAGAAGAGACTAAACAATTATACAAGCTGAAGCAGGCTCTTGAAAAGACCGACGATCCGTTGACCAAACTTATTTGGGATATGGAAAAGCCTACTGGCCGAACCAATGTAATCGAAGGTTTCAAGAATATTCTTCTTGGTTTAGGCGATGTTATCAAAGCTGTTGGTAAGGCTTACGGCACAGTATTTGAGAAACTGGATGCTTCAGGTGTTTATAACGCTACTACTAATTTTAGAAAATTTACTGAGTCACTAAGACTCAGTAAACCTGCAGCAGAACACCTCACAGAATCTTTGATACCTGTTTTCAGAATACTGAAAGTTGGTTTAGGTGTATTTTCTTTAGCCGGTTCTGCCGCAATGTTTCTTGTTCGAATCATAGCAACATTAGCTCAATATTTGTTGATTGGTGCGAACAGAATTGGCGAATTTATAGCATCTGTTTTGCGTAACGAAAGCGTTGTTAATGCCTTTGCCAAAACATTCGATGCTGTGAATAATGCGATAACGTCGTTCGTCAGTGGTTTCGTCAAAATCATTGATACAATTAAGGCTATTGGGTCTTCGTTAGGTGATTTGCCTGGTGTTCAGAAGTTTTCAGCATCTCTTAAGAGTGTTGCAACAGCCTTTACCGCTTTTTCTGTTGGGGCGTTCGCTGATGTTGTTCGTTTAGTAACTGACTTATTTAATTCATTAGTTGAAACTGTTACAGGCGGTTCTGATGATATTTTAAATTTCTTTGATACTGTCGCCGAATCAGCATCCGGATTCTTATCTGTATTTTCTGGTGGTGGTAAGAAAGATTTATTAGCCGACACGCCTATAGATAAAACCACTAAAGAAGCTACTAAGAAAGCCGAACTTCTTAAACAGGCGAGCGATCATTTTTCAGATGCGAAAGACCATTTCTTTGATGCTATATCCGATTTCGGGGACCAGATTGGAGAAATTATTGGTAAATTCGACATGCAGAGGCTTGAAGACTTTATCAATTCCGGAGCTTTTGCGGTTCTTATTTTAGGAATGATAAGGCTGATTAACGCTTTCAAGAAACTTGGAAAATCCGGCGGTAAGCTGTCAAAGAAAATGGGTAACGTTCTTGACGAAGTATCTAATACTTTGCAGTCTTATCAGAAACAGATTAACGCGGACGCGCTAATTACAGTAGCTAAAGCTATTGCTATTATTGCAGGGGCGTTATTTGTTTTGTGTTTCTTGCCGACTGATAAATTGGCTGCTGTAACTGTCGATATGGTGTTAATACTTTTAACATTAACGATAATGATGCGAACTCTTGGAAAAATAGGAGAGTCCGCGGCACCAATAGCTAAAGGTGCTGAAAACATTAAAGGTGCTTTTACGAATCTTATTGATAGTGTTAAAGATACTATAACTAAAACCGCCAAAGTAGCGGCATTTGGTGTGTTTGCTGTGCTGTTAGGCGTAGCAGTAGTCTTGATAGCTAAAGCTATAGCTACTTTAGCTGGTATCGACTATATGGATGCTACGGTAGCAGTGATTGAAGTTTTGGCAATAGCCAGTATTATTGTATTGGCTGGTAAACTTTTAAATGAACACGCTAAAGACCTTGATGCTGGTATGGGCGCCGCAGTAGCTGGTATAGGTGTCGGTATAGCTTTAATAGCAGATTCTGCCGCTAAACTCAGTGCTATTGATCCTGAGAAACTTAACCAGGGTATGCTTTCTATTTTGGCTATATTAACTTTACTTACGGCGCTTACTTCTGTGTCGGAAGGTAATGGAATGATGGGCGTTGGTGCCGGTATGCTTATTTTAGCAGTCGCGATGACGGCGTTACTTGTACCAATCCTTGCATTTGCGGCTGTGCCATGGGATATTCTTTCTAAAGGCGCCGTCGTATTAGGCGTATTAGCTCTTGGCATGGCATTAGTCGGTGTACTAGCTCAAAATGCCTTAGAAGGAGGTCTTGCTATATTGGCTATAGCTACTGCATTAATGGTCTTAACACCAGCTTTGGTAGCTATAGGTATTGTGTGGCCGGTTGCTATAGCTGGTATTTTAGCATTAGCAGCGGCTCTTGGCGTGCTATTATTGGCCGGTTTTATCGCAAGTAAAGTTGCAGCAGGTTTAATGATGCTCGCTTCCTGTCTGCCGGGTATTGGCGTAGGCTTATTAGCCGTCGGTGCCGGCGCACTATTATTTGGTGCTGGAATAGCTGCGGCAGCATTAGGTGTGACCATATTCGCACAGGCTTTACCGCTTATAGCTAACGGTGTAGTTGCGTTTGCTCAAATAATTGTATCTAACGCTCCCGTTGTTCTCAAAGCTGTTGGTATGATTATATTAGGTATTGCTGCAGCTATCGTTGCTGGTGGTGGTTCTCTTGGAGCAGCTGCTGTTGCCGCGTTGATCGGTATTATATCTGCAATAGCAGCATACTGGCCTCAGATATCTTCTGCTATTGGCGGCTTGATGGATAACTTATGGGCTTGGATTTCTACCAAAGGTCCGGAACTTATAGGTAATATTCTTAATTTTGTTATTACCGGTATGTACGAACTTGGTCAGGGTATATCCGATAATGCCGGAGCAATTTGGAGTGCTGCATGGGCTGTTGTCGAAGGTTTGTTTAATTTAATTCTTGAAGGTATAGCTAAGGGTCTTGAGAAAATACCTAAATTCGGTGAAGGTTTAGCTGAGAAAGTTAGAGGTTTAAAGGCTGAGATCAGTAAAGAAACTACCGAAGCCGAAGGTAAGAAAATATCCGAACCATACACAAAAGGCGTGGAAGAAGGAGCTTCTGCTCTTCCGGGTAAAATGGGCGGTATATTTAATCAAATCGGACCCCAAATTAACAACGCTATTGGCGGTTGGGGGTTGAAGACAGACGGTCTTACACCTGTTGTCGATGGCGCCAAATTCGACATGGAAACGCTTAAGAATAGCGTGGGTAATGCTGGTACTTCTGTAAATGGTGACTTGTCTACCATGTTGCAAAATACTGGTATAAGCATTGACGGTATGACTAGTGCCGCTAATACTAACCCATTTGGCATGTTGGCTCAAAATACCAGTGAAAGTACGAGCAGTGTTAATACTGATGTTTCGAACACTACTTCCACTATAAAGAAAGAAATTAGTTCTGTTGGTGATGTTAAAATTAAAAATCCGTTAAGCCAATTAACGAAATATTTTACTAATTTT